CGAGGACTGACGACACGGGCCGCGCAACTGCCCAGCACGCCGAAGCCACCGCAATAACTGACGATGCTGGTGAAGACGCGGTCTTTACCAAGCTGACTCTTGGCGCGTTTGCTTACGATACCGAGTGGGTTCAGGTTTCGATGGAACTCATGCAGGACAGCGCGATCGACATCGAGCAGTTCATTGGCGAACTGCTTGGCGAACGCCTCGCCCGCCGCGTCAACAGCGAACTGACCGTTGGCGATGGCACCGGCGATCCGCTTGGCATCGTGGCGGCTTCGACGCTGGGCAAGACCGCAGCTTCGGCCACCGCGTTCACAGCCGACGAACTGATCGACCTGCTGCACTCGGTTGATCCCGCCTATCGCGCTTCGCCCAAGGCGCGCTGGCAGTTCAACGACACGACGCTGGCGTCGATCCGCAAGCTGAAGGATGGCAACGGCCAGTATATCTGGGCGATGGGCGACATCCAGAACGGCGAACCGGGCCGGCTGCTTGGCTATAACTACAGCGTTAACCAGGCTTGCGTGAACGCTGCGACCGGCACCAAGCCGATCATCTTCGGCGATCACAGCAAGTATTACGTGCGCAAGGTCGGTGCGCCCGTGATCGGCGTGCGCCGTGAATACTACTGGCCGAACATTGGCCTCGCTGGGATCATCCGCCTCGATGGCGACCTGATCCAGACCGGCGCGGTCAAGCACCTCGTAATGGCCTGATAATCGAGCGGGCGGGGCTTCGGCCTCGCCCCTCACATTGTAGGAGGCCGTTATGGCTGGCGAATACAATACCGTTGCTTATCGCAACGGAGACGGCGTGGTCGTTCTTTCCGAACAGACGGCGGTCACGCAGTTTACGAGCATCACGACCGGCGTCACTTGCTCGAACTATTCCGGCGTCATCACCACGGTTTCGCAGACTGTGGCGGCTGGCGCCGAGGCCGAGTTCGTCGTCACGAATGCCCTGGTGCGGGCAACCGACGTGGTTGTCGCCTGCATCAAGACGCACACCTCTGCAGGTGAATTCATCGTCGGTGTTTCGGCGGTGGCCAACGGATCGTTCCGGCTGCGTTTGACAAACCTGCACTCCGCAAACGCGGGCAACAACGTGCTGGTGATCAACTTCGCAGTGATCCCGGTACGCCCGTGAGGGTGAAAATGTTGGTCGGTCTTTCGGGGCCGACCTTCACCCGCGATCCGGGTGACGAACACGAATGCGACGATGCAGAAGCGAAGCGCCTGATCGCAGCGGGCTATGCCGTTCCGATCGTCGAAGACCTGACCGAACGCACCGTGGCGGCGGCAGCGCCTGAGTCGCGCCCCGCTCGCAAGGCAAGGAAATAACCGTGTGGTATCCCGCGACGATCACCGTTGCCCCGGCTTCGGAGCCGGTGACGCTTGACCAGGTCAAGGCGCAATCGCGGATCGAAACCACCGACGAAGACACGTATCTAGGCGGCCTGATCGCCGCTGCCCGCGCGCATGTTGAAAGTCTTTGCGGGATTCGGATCATCACGCAGACCATTTCGGCCAAGTGTGATGCTTTTGCGGATCTGGCTACGTTGCCATTCGGCCCGGTCGCGTCGGTTTCGTCGCTGACCTATGTGGACGTTGCCGGCACGGTGCAGACCTTGCCGGGAAGCGTCTACGAGGCGCGTGCGGACGGGCTGGCGGCTTCGATCGTGCTAAAGAACGGGCAGGCATGGCCGACGATGCAAACCGGCTCGCGCATCACTGTGACGGCGGTGGTCGGCACAGCTGCCGCACCCGATGAAATCAAGCAAGCAATGCTGATGCTGATTGGCCACTGGTACGTAAACCGAGAAGCGGTCGGCCAGAACAATGTCGCGCCTATGCCGATGGCGGTCGATGCGCTGCTGACCAATTGGCGGCGGTTCGCCTTCGCATAAATCTTTGACAACATAGGAGCCACAAATGGCTGATATTACCGTAACTGCGGCGAACGTGGTCGCCGGGGCAAATGCTGTGTCGACGGTCGGCACTGCCGGCGTGACGATCACGGCGGGCCAGGTGGTGGCGCTCGACACTACCACCAGCACGATCAGGCTCTGCGACGTAAACAGCGCCAGCGTCTGGCAGCGCACGCCGCTGGGCATCGCCCTGAACGGCGCGGCCGCCGGTCAGCCGGTGAGCTACTTGACAGCCGGGGACATTACCGCAGGCGGCACGCTAACCACTGGCGTGCCATACTTCGCATCGGGAACGGCAGGCGGCATCCGCCCGGCGGCTGATAACGTGACCGGCGACTATCCTGCTTTGCTAGGTCTGGCGATCAGCACGACGGTTCTTAGGGTTGAAATCAACGCGCCTGGCGTGATCATCTAATGACCGGCGCGGGCCAGCGCGACACGCGCGTGACCTTTCAGCGGAACACGGCGGGGCGTTCGTCAATGGGCGGGCCTGCACCGGAGACATGGGGCACGATCGGTTCGCGGTGGGGCCAGGCGCTTTACGGCAGCGGCGCTGAACGGCGCAGCGTGGCGGGTGAGCGGGCAACGCAGGCCATTACCGTGCGCGTGATAGCAGACAGTTTCACGCGCGGCGTGCTGCACACCGACAGGCTGTCTGTGGACGGGCTGGCCTGGGACATAACGAGCATCGTGCCGATCGGCGGATCGTCGCCGGCCTATATCGACATAACCGCGACAGCGAGCAGGGACTGACTATGGCGCGGATCGAGTTCACCGGCGGGCGCGAGCTTGAGCGGGCGCTGCTCGAGCTGGCGACCAAGCAGGCGCAGAAAGTGGGCCGCAAGGCGCTGCGCCGGGCGGGCAACAACATTCTGCGCAAGGCGCGCGAAAATGCGCCGAAGGATGAAAAGCGCCTTGCGCGCGCGATCCGGATCAAGATCGATCGGATGCGCAACGATCGGGCCGTGCTTTCGGCGCTAGTCTATGTTTCGGCTTCGGCGTTCGATTATCGCCCGCGCAAGACGCAGCGGCAGTCCACGGTGAAGGGCAAAAAAGGCCCGGCCCGCTATGCCTATCAGATCGGCACGCGGCCCGATGTTTATGGCCGGTTTCTGGAGTGGGGCGCGCCCGGTCAAGGCATTGCGGCGCGGCCTTGGTTTCGCCCGGCATGGCAGGCCGAAGGCGGCAACAAGGCCATCGGTGTTTTGAAAGAAGAACTGCAGGCGCTGATCACCGAGGCAAAAGTGTGAGTATGGAAGCGGACCTTGTGGCGCGGCTTGCTGCATGGCCGGCAGTGGCGGCGGTGATCGGCGTTACACGCGGCGTGGCATCGATTAGCTGGGGCTTGCCGCTGCAGGGCACGGCGCGGCCATGGCTGGTGCTGAGCAAGGTTTCGCCTGGGCGGGACTATACTCATTCGGGGCCAGACGGGCTGGATGGGCCGCGCGTGCAATTCGATGCGCTGGCCGATCTGCAAGACGATGCGCTGGCGCTGGGCATTGCGGTGCGCGCCTGCATCGAAGCGGGCGGCACGCAGGGCGATACCAAGTTTTCACGCGGCTTTCTGGAAGCGGATAGCTGGATCGATGAAGGCGAACAGGAAGGCGGACGCCCGCTTTATCGGTTCAGCCAGGACATGCTGTTTTACTACGAGGAGATTTGAACATGGCTGCCAAAAACACCTTTGGGGTGGTGGTGAAGGTGGGCGCGACGGCCACGCCTTCGACCACGCTCGCCAACGTTTTTAACATCGATCCGCCCGAACTTTCGCGCGGCACGATCGACACGACGACGCACGCCAGCGCCGACAGCACGATGGAATTCATGGCTGAAAAGCTGTTTGATCCAGGCGAGCTTTCGATTGATCTGAACTATATCGCGGGTTCGGCAGACGATCTGGCCTGCATCGCGCTGATGGCGGCAGACAGCTATTTCGTGCAGTGGACGGCGGCTAAGGGCACTGGCACCGCCACCTTCACCGCCCCGGTGATCGGCACCAGCTACAAGGAAAACGCCAAGGCAGTGACCGGCAAGCAGAGCGCAACGCTAAAATGCAAGGTAATCGGCAAGGTTGTGGTGGTCTGATATGGCGTTCGATCTGCGCGGCGAAGCCATGTTTCAGCACGAGTTCACGCCGGGCGTGCCCGAAACGCTGACCTTGTTGCTGACGGCCAACGCCCTAATGCGCGCCGAGCGGGAATCGGGCATCAATATGCTGCGCGATATGGGTGGCGGAATGCCCAGCCTGGTCTTTTCTTCGCACCTGCTGCGCAGCGGGCTGATCGAAGGCTGTCAGCGCGAGTTCGACGTTGAGAGCGCGTGCGAAATACTGCTGCTGAACACGGCGGCGCTGCAGGCCTTGCTTGAGGCGCTGAATATGAGCCTGCCAAAACCCAAGGAGGCAGCGGACACCGCAAACCCTCCGAAGGCGGCGAGGAAGAGTGGGACTGGGAAGAAATTCTAATCCGCTGGTGCGAAGCGGGGGAATCGCCAGACACGTTTGGTCGACAGCTGCTGCGCACCATCTTCGCCGCGATCAAGGGCTATCACCGCCGCCGGGGGTGGCTGGCCTATCACATCGCTGTGCTGGGCCGGGTGCAGGAATTGCCCGAGCTTTACGAACTGACTGGTGAGGCGCCGCCCGAACCGGAAGAAACCGAAGAAGAACACGCCGCGCGGATCTGGCGCAATTCGATGGCGTGGGTGATCGCGACCGGCGGCGATCTGCCTGCCGAATTTGGGAAATCGAACGATGGCCAGCCATAATGGATAGCCTGATCGGTAAGCTGCGGGTTGCCCTGCAGCTCGATAGCGCCGCGTTCGAAACCGGCGCGAAGCGCGCGGCGGCCGAAGTGAACACCTTTGGCAGCAAGGCCGAACAGGCAGGCTTCAAGATCGGCCAGATGGGCAAGGCGCTGGTGGCTGGCGGCGCGGCCTTTGCCGCCAGCGCCATCGTGCAAAACCTGAAAAACGCGGTTGTCGCCAGCCTCGATTATGCCAGCTCGCTTTCCGAAGCGGCGCAGCAAATGGGCGTGACGGTGGAATCGCTGCAGCAGTTTCGCCTGCTGGCGGAACAGAGCGGCGTCGATACCGACACGATGGACAAGGCGCTGCAGAAGCTGACCCGTTCGATGGGCGAGGCAGCGGCGGGCGGCAAGAAGCAAAGCGCGGCGTTCGAAGAACTGGGCCTAAGCCTGCGCGATGCCAATGGCCATATCAAAACAGCCGATCAGATGCTGCCGGAAATTGCGGGCGCACTGGCGCAGATCGCAGACCCGGCCAAGCGCGCCACGCTGGAAGTGGCGCTGTTCGGCAAAAGCGGCCAAGACCTTGAGCCGCTGCTGGGCCAGGGTGAGCAGGCAATCCGCGATTTCATGGCGCAGGCATCCGCCGCCGGGATCA